GCTGGAGAACGTGTTAAAATATATAGTGTCATTAACGACACATCAAACTTTTTTATGCACTATCAAACACCTAACTGGTTTAATAATGCTTATTACATTTCTGGTGAAGTAACTGGTAGTCCTGACTCATATACCTTTAGCGGTGTTGATAGTAACGATGATACTAAAGTAAGAGTATATCCTAAACCATCAGGTGTGTTTAGTTTACGTTTTGATTTAATTGCTAGAGAAGCTGAACTATCTGGAGATGCAGATACCACAGTCTTACCTAAGAATGCTATTGTCCACAACGCTGTAGCTTTGTTGGCTAGGGAGCGTGGGGAGACAGGTGGTACTACAGCACAGGATTACTTTGCAATTGCAGAGAAGTATTTGTCTGATGCCATTGCATTAGATGCTTACAAGAACCCTGAAGAATTTATTTACACGGTTCCATAATGGCTCAAGAAAGACAAAACATTTATATTGCTGCTCCGGGTTTCAAAGGACTTAATACAGCAGATTCTCCTGTTATACAAGACCCTGCATTTGCGTCTATAGCAGAGAACACTGTTATTGACAAGTATGGAAGGATTGCAGCTAGAAAGGGCTTAAACAAGCTCACAAGCAGTCCTACGCCACTAGGATCTAGTCTAGGCATTGAGACTATCTTTGAGTTTGTAGACCAAAGTGGTGACATTGTAGTATTCTCTACTGGCAACAATAAGGTCTTTAGTGGTACTACTACACTAACTGATATTACACCTGCTGCATACACTGTCAGTGCAAACAACTGGAAGATTGTAAACTTTAACAACCATGCTTTTTTCTGGCAGCGCTTACAAGAGCCACTTATCTACACTGATGAGTCTGGCAGCGGAGTACTAGAAAAGTTTAGTGACCATAGCCATGCTACAGGCACACCACCACAAGCTAATGAAGCTCTAGCAGCCTTTGGTCGCATTTGGGCTGCTGACGTTGCTGGCAACAAATACACCCTGTATTGGTCTGATTTATTGGCAGGTCATGCTTGGACAGGTGGCTCTTCAGGTTCACTAGACTTAACTACTGTGTGGCCTACAGGGCACGATGAGATTGTAGCCTTAGCAGAGTTTAACGACCTGTTGGTTATCTTTGGTAAGCGTAGTATTCTATTGTATACTGGTGCAAGCTCGCCGTCTACTATGTCTTTGCAGGATGTTATTTCTAATATTGGTTGTATTGCTAGAGACAGTGTGCAGTCTACAGGTACAGACTTAATTTTTCTGTCTGACACAGGTGTACGTAGCTTAGGCAGAGTTATTCAAGAAAAGTCTAACCCTATTGGTAACGTATCTAAGAATGTAAAAGATACCCTTATGGAGTCTGTCACATCTGAAGCTCTAAACATTAAGAGCGTGTATAGCCCAGAAGAATCTTTTTATTTACTGTTTTTACCTACCAGTACGGAAGTATATGTTTTCGACACTAGAGGTGCTTTAGAGGACGGTAGTTATAGAGCTACAGAGTGGATAGGTAACAAGATACTTTGTGGTGAAAGAGCCTCAGACGGTACACTGTACTTAGGTAATATCAAAGGTATAAGTAAGTACGATGGATACGTTGATGATACTTCTTCGTACACAATGAAGTACTTTACTAATCCTCTGTCTTTTGGACAGCCTTCTAAACTGAAAATGCTTAAAGAGTTATCCTTCACTGTTATAGGCGGCTCTGGGGCTACTATTGTAGGTAACTGGGGGTATGACTACACTGAGTCTTATACAAAACAGTCTGCTAGTATCGCTACTAGCTTAATTGCAGAGTATGGAGTATCTGAGTATAACGTAAGCACATCAGAGTATAGTGCTTCTATTATTATTGATGTTGCTAAAATAAAAGCAACAGGGTCAGGAAAAGTAGCAACAATTGGTATAGAAGCCACTATTGATGGCGGCGCTCTTTCGTTGCAGGAATTAAATACTGAAGCTATTATAGGTAGGCTTGTATAATGAGTGATTACACAAAGACAACTAACTTTGCATCAAAAGACAGTTTACCTTCAGGTAACTCTGGTAAGATTGTTAAAGGCACTGAAATTGACACAGAGTTTAATAATATTCAAACTGCTGTCGCTACTAAACTAAACGTCAACGATTCTACGCTCACAGGTACAACTACGTTTGGTTCACTATCTGATGGTACTATTACTATCACTGCTTTTGTAGATGAAGACAACATGGCATCAGACAGTGCTACGTTGCTTCCGACGCAACAGTCAGTTAAGGCATATGTAGACTCACAGGTTACTGCACAAGACTTAGACTTTCAAGCAGATTCTGGTGGTGCCCTTAGCATTGACCTAGACTCAGAGACTCTTACGTTTACTGGAGGTACTGGTGTAGACACTAGCGGCTCTGGTAACGCTGTAACCTTTGCCATTGACAGCACTGTAGCTACGCTTACAGGAACGCAAACACTAACTAATAAAACCTTAACAAGCCCTGTGCTAAACACAGGTGTTTCAGGTAGTGCTGTTCTTGATGAAGATAATATGGCTTCAGACTCAGCTACTCATCTTGCTACACAACAGTCTATTAAAGCATACGTAGATAGTAACGTAACTGCTCAAGATCTTGACGTAACTGACGGTTCTTCTACAATTGACATTGACTTAGACTCTGAGTCTTTAGGTATCTTAGGTGGCACAGGTATTGACTCCACTGCTTCAGGTACTGGTGTTACTTTAGCTATTGACAGTACTGTAACCACTTTAGAAGGCACACAGACCCTTACTAATAAAACACTTACGTCACCTACGCTTAACACTCCTACTATTGGTACTTCGTTTACTATTGGCTCTGCTACAATCACAGAAGCAGAACTAGAGATTCTGGATGGAGCTACAGTAACTACTGATGAGTTAAATGTACTGGATGGTATTACAAGTACCACCGCTGAACTAAATATCTTAGATGGCGTCACAAGTACTACAGCAGAGTTGAATATTCTAGATGGAGTTACCGCAACTACTACTGAACTTAATTATGTAGCCGGCGTAACTTCAGCTATTCAAACACAGATAGATGCTAAAGCTGCTCTAGCTGGTGCAAACTTTACTGGTGATGTAGACGTTGCTGGTACTCTTACTACTGATTCTTTTAGTATTGAAGACGCTACAAGCCCTACTCTTACGCTGAACGACACTACAAGTGCAAACCAAAAGACAACTTTAAGCCACACTGTAGGCGCTTCTGTTCTGACCACAGGAGACAACGGTGTTTTTGGCTCATTTAAGGTAGCAGCTTTTGATGGCACGTCTACAATTAATCGTTTACTTATTGCAGACAATGGCGATGTTAGCTTATATGAGGATGGCGGAGTTACTGCTAAGGTAACATGGGACAGTAGTGAAGAAGCTCTTGAGTTTGATGACAATGTAAAAGCTACGTTTGGCGCCGGCTCTGACCTACAGATTTATCATGATGGGTCTAATAGTTACGTTAGCGACCAAGGCACAGGCACCCTAAAAATACAAGGCGACAGTCAAGTGCGTCTTGAGTCTACTGCTGGTGAAAGATATTTTGTCGGGACAAACAACGGAGCAGCAAGGCTTTACTTTGATGACAGCGAAAAACTAGCCACCACCAACACAGGCATAGACGTTACTGGCACAGTGACTGCTGATGGTGGAACAATTGTTTCTACAGGTTCAGATGCTTTCTCATCTAAGGCTGTAGGTGGCTATGCAATTCAAGCGTATCAAGATGCTACTTCTTCTGGGCATACAGCACTTGACTTACGTTCTGACGCAACTACTGATACTCGCTATTTGATTCGTGGCTACAACGATGCCGCAGGAACGCCAACAGAAGTATTTTCAGTAGGTGCTGATGGCACAGTGACTGCTGATGGTTTGACTGTTGATGGTGCTGGCTCTTTTACTGGTGCTTTTGAAATTTCTGGTGCAAGCCCAAAGATTTTCTTGAGCGAAACAGACACTACAGATGTAAATACTCGAATTAGAAACGCCGCAGGTAAGCTACAAATTCAAACAGTTGATGATTCAGATTCTTCACCTGTGACACGTTTTCAAATAGAGCACTCAACAGGCGACATCAGCTTCTACGAGGACACAGGCACAACGCCAAAAATGGTGTGGGATGCGTCTGCGGAGTCTTTAGAATTGACTGGTGGTGGCATTTCTATGAATGTTACTGCTGCGA